ATGGCAACCCTTAAATTAACTATTTTCAAAGCAAAAGTTCTAAAGGATGGCAGACATAAAATAAGAGTGGCTATTTGCCATAAACAAGAAACATGTTATATTGTCACCCGGTTCATTATAGACAGTCTGTCTCAGTTCAAAAATGGGCAAGTGGTGAAAAGGTCTGATGCTCCTATCATAAACACCAAGCTAAGAAGCATGATGAATGAACTACAAGAAAGACTTGACGGAATAAAGAATCAATCCCTATATTCTTGCAAACAAATAAAGAATATGCTTGAATCCGGAATTGAAGCAAAAGAAAAGACCAACATCACATACCAAAGGGCCTGCGAAGTCTTTATCGAAAGTTTAAGAAAAGAAGGAAGGGACAGTTATGCCATACTGATAGAAAGGAGCTGTAGGTACTTTACTGAATTTACCAAAGGGGAAATGCTAATGTCCGACATAACTCCCGGAATGATAGAAGGATTCTCAAAATTTCTTAAAGACAATAAGAAAATAGGAAATACCACTATAGGTATGATGATGTCCCAACTGAAGGCTGTAATAAACAGAAGCATAAAATCAGGAGAGATAAAATACGACATACATCCATTTGCCAATAAGAAGATTCCCAAATCTACGCCAAGAGAACTGGATATATCCTTGGAGAGCCTTAATAAAATAAGATGCAGTAAACCGAAAGAAAAGAAATACATTGTCGCAAGGGATGTTTTCATGCTGTCATTTTATCTTGGAGGGATGAACCTCATTGATATAATGAATGCTAAATTTGACGGCGACAAGGTGAGCTTCATTAGGATGAAAACAAGGTTTAAAACTGAGACCGAACATACTTGCGTCCTGCCTATAGTAGCACCTGCAAAAGAAATTATAGTCAAATGGATAAACAGAAAGACAAACAAGCTTGACTTTGGGTATAAATTCTCTTATCACAATTTCTCACGGTATGTATGCAGGTCACTATCCGCATTGTCCAATAGTTTAGGCATAAAGGAGAAAGTGGTATTCTATTCGGCAAGAAAAACGTTCGCACAATATGCGTTTGAACTTGGAATACCAGACAGTATAATAGACTATTGCCTTGCCCATTCCGATAACGGGAGAGGAGTAGTAAGGTACTACACCAAAGCTCGATTCAAGCAAGCAGAAATAGCAATCAAAAGAGTTACAGGTTACATTAATAATCCAAACGAATACAAAGAATATATAGAAATGAAAGCTGATATAATGCTAATGAGAGTTTAGACACAACAATATTACCCTCACTATTACAGCGACAGGCACCAGCCAGTCAAGGACGCGCTCTATGCGTTCCATAGCATGACAAGCAGAAGCCGGCAGAAATCCGAATAGTAACGGTCGTCGGCCTGCGCAATCAATATGTCCAAATCATCGCTTCTCATTAGCCAATATGGATTTTATGTCATCTTCAGTGAAACCGAAGCAGGAGGCGAAACGCCTGAAAGCCTCACGCCTATTCTTCGGGATAAGAGCGTACATGCTGTTGGCTGGAGTTTCGCTCTTCAATGCCTTTCTAATCTGTTTCTTTCTCATAAGACTATACATTTGAATGTCCGAATTTGGATACCGCCCGGACATAAAAAAGGCGGTAAACCTTACTGGAATTACCGCCTTGAAATCTCAATTGAGGATAAACATCCTTGCGTTGGGCATACCCACAATCATTGAAGGGCAAACGTGTGGCAAGGATATAATATGTATCTTCTACCCATGGTTTTCATTTACTTCATTTGATTTGTCATTTGCCAAGAAATGCCCCCTTAAAACAATCAATCCGAGACCGATTATATTAACGGTTGTGGTAGAAAGAATGGTTATCATTATAGGATTCGGAATGCTTATACTAAAATACGGGTTGACTGCCGGTATCGACACATAGCTTGCCAATACAATACACAGCACTATAAAAAGATATACAGCAATTACCCTCAAAGACCACTTTTCAAGTCTCCTTCTTGCTTTCGTGTTTTCAACTATGCGATGTAAATGAATCAGCTCCTTACTCTTCTTGATATTTCCGTCCGTTGTTTCTGATTCCAACAAGGACTGGACTGTATCGAGAATATTAAGGTCCTTCTTTTTCTCCTTGAATGGCTCTGAAAAGAAAAATTTAATCCAATATGGAATATAATGCCCTAAATGGATTAAGTAATGATACCATTTAATGGGTTTTCCGGTTCCGAATATAGAATCAAAAAGACTGGAGTTATCATTTGGACCTTTCATTGTTTTATCCTATTTTGAGGTTTTAGGAAATAGGCCTTAATCAGTTCCTTTGAAATAGGAGTATTCCATTTGTTTTGCCCGGCAATGTCCCCATTTTTATTTTTTATGTAAAGCGTATCATACCAAGGAGAACCTTCCTGATGAGACCATTGGGTTAATGATAATGCACTCATGTTATACATTGCGTCAACCGCGGTCTTTACCAATTCAAGTGCCTTAGAATGCTTGTTAAATTCGCACAACACATCTTTAGGAAAGGAAGTGACAATTTCATCAGGATTTATCTTTTTATTCACAATCGGGAATACCGGACCATAAGGCCATGCCTTGGGAGAATCGTCCTCAAACAATAATCGGTCAGTCTCCGCATAGTACACACCATACACATAGAACAAAATCTTATTGATTTGGGTCTTGTTCAAACGTACCATATGCAGTTTTTGGGCTGCATACTGAATCAGTCGGGCATAGTCTGTACTTTTTAATACCATTGCGCAAATCGTTTAACGGTGCAAATATGGCATTTTCTGCTGAATTTGCATCATATCACATCTCTTTTTATCGTTTTTAGGCGTTATTTAGTTTAAAAATCGCATTTCAGCGGTAATTCCAACAAGTCAAAGAACGCTTATGCAAATCATACAATCAACTGTTTGCATACCGGGTGCATGGCCTGCGCTATGTCACCGTTAATGTAACACACTTCTTCGCCCGTAAGGTCAAGCCCGTTTGCCAGAGCGATGTGCACGGACAGATGATGAAGTTCATGCACAATCAGATTGAAATACTGTTCCGGACAGGTGGACTTTGCGAAAACGGTCACGGTCTCCCTAAGCGCGTAGTTGCTGAATGTAAGACCGTTGTTCATCTGACCGCCGGTGAGATTATTGTAAGCCTTGCGCAAATCCCCCCTATTACAATGAATGGAATACAAGGTATCAATGATTTCCTTCACATGATACCTTGTCAAAGGATAGAATGCCGTGATATTCCACGGCTTCCCTTTTACCATTATGCTTACACGCTGGCGAATCATGTCAGATTAGTTCTTCCCACGGAATCGGTATACCCTTGTCCTCCATCTTAGTCATCCAGCAACGGAAAATGCTCTCAGGTACACCATCCACATCGTCAATCTCGTCCTTCACTGCCTTGCATAGGTGCTGCTCGTCCTCCACGCTCGACTTCCAGCGGTCTGCATACACCATGTTCATCACGTAGACGAAGTTATAGCCCACATTGTTTTCAAGGACTATCCCGTGTTTGGTCATCATTTCCTCTGCCTTGTCCTTGGTAAAAGGCTCTATCTTCTCCTTTTTCCCCGTAGCCGGGTTCTTGCGGCACATTTGACTGACGGCGTACTCGCACGCCCTCTTCGAAAACGAATACCCGAAATTCCGCAAATAGGCACGCATCTCCTGCGGAATATAATTATAACTACTCAATGCCGGTCTGCACATAACATTATACGTTAATGGCAGGGACGGCTTGCTGCCACCCCTGCAAATTCAACAATCACATGAAACGGGGGTCGTACCAGTTGTTACGCTCTCCCATGTCTCCACCCCACTGTCCACCGTCTTCACGGTTTCCATAGCCCTGACTGCCTCTATTGCCATAACCTTGGCCGACGCCACGGCGTTGTCCCATGTTCTGCCCCATCTTGTTGAGCAACTTGTGACCCTTGCGGAGAAATTCTTCAAACTCCTCTGCAAAATATTTCATCTCTTCATTCATAACTTTAATTATTAATAGGTTAAACAATCAGATAATTCTTGAAATCAAGAATATCCTCTGTGGTAAACTTTACACTGCCCATATCACCGACAAGCATGTCTACCAGAAAATTACGCGGGAAACTTATCACGAATTCACCGTCTCCGGCAACAATGTCCAGTGAACCAAAACTGTATCCTTTCTTGGGCATCTCCTTGAACATGTCCGCTAAAGTGTCAATCATGACATCGCTGTCTATAGTACCTTCTTCATCCGCGACAAACAGGAAAATCCCGTCTATCCACTTGTTCAGATTGGCGTCATGCCTTGACAGCAGGTTATTCAACCCGTTTTTCAGGAACGCTTTTGTCTTTACCCTTTTCGGAACCATCTCTTCTATCTTGGCATTTCCCCAATCTTGAAATGCACTTTTGATGGAACCCTTGAATTTGTTCAAATCTTCAATGGTCATTTTTTCTTGTTTTTTTCACGTTTCATTTTCTGGTATTCGGAATACGTCATATCGGAATACCTTTCCTTATATTCCTGAAAGTCGCTAATCTCCTTGTCCACCTCCGAAGCTGCGGACTTACGGAGCCTCTTTACCAAGGTAAGGTGCTTTTCAAGAGCATCCTTTCCCTCTTGGGAACCCTCTACGACCGGCCGCATCATCTGCATGTACTTGGACTGGAGGATAGACATCACCACATTCTGGCTTTCAATGAATTCTTCATTGCTTGTCACAATCTCGAATTCCTTGTCGGTCATGTTGGATATGATTCCTTCTATTTCATCCCATACCGGAGTACGGCTCTGGTTTGAATCGATAGATTGGGACATCTGTTCCTTGGCCTGCAGCATAATGCGCTTCTTGTTTTCCAATGCTTGCTGCAAACGTTCGATTTCTTGATATTGGGCATCATAGCTGGTTGAGCCCAATAACGGGTCTGAATTAAAGAAAAAGTTGTTTCCTTGCATATTCCAGTTTTTACTTGTTGGATTTTCTACGTCTTGTGTTTTTTACCCGGACTACGGATTTAGGCTGCGCCTCCACCGCCTGCGGCCGTGTTGTTGCGAAAGCAACAGTAGCTGCCATATCCGGTAATGGTAGGCTCGTTCGGAACTACCACTACACCTTCCACCATCTTACAAGTCTTTCTGTCCGTGTAATTGATTCCGGCAGTGAAAGCCTTCTCAATTTCGCACTGAATCAACTTGTCCTGATACGGACGGATGGCATTGGCTATTGCAACCTGGGCCTTCAATTCACACAATTCCTTGCGCGTTTCGTCATCCTTATCACGGGTGTATTTGTACAGCCCGAAGATTTCAGAGTTAAGACGGTTGTTCACTGCATCGATGTTGTCCCGGTTGTTCTTGTACAGACCGAAATCCGCATCGGTCATGGCCTTGTACAGACCGAATTTCTCTGCAACGTCCACCTCGCGTGCAGCAGTAGCAGCCTGCATGGTACCTACTTTCAGCCCCCACATCTCGTTGGTCAGTGCTAAAACATCGCCACATTCTTTTTCAAATGCTTGGAAGGAAGTAGGAGCAACACATCCAGTACCGCCAGTACCATAAGCATTGATGTTTACATTTGCAGGAGAACCTGCACCACCGGATGCACCGCCTCCCAAAATAGAACCGATACCGTTTCCACGGCCCCATAAGGCGGCTGCGCCAAGTACAGTACCAATAATACCCAGTGTAAGCCCTGCGTTAGCACGCTCTCTTGTACCACGGTTTCGGTCGCTCGAACCCTCCTCGTACACTTTCTTTTCAATTATTTCCATAATAGAATAGTTTAGTCAATTACGGTCAATATCAACCGCAATACAAAAGTATATACTTGTTGCCGGTATGTAAATCAATTGTTTCCCAACGATTTCTTTATATTTTCCCAATATATTCTCAACATTTTCCCACCTTCCATACGCTCACGGAAATTGGAAATAATGTAGTTCACCGCACGTTTGGTCTTGTGGATATGAACTGCTATCTGTGAAGGGTACATGCCCCTATCGGCAAGGAGGGATACAAGGAGATAACGGGCATCCACCGTTTCCGCGTCCTTGTCCGGAGACAAGATACGTTCTGCCGGAATTTCGGTTTCTTGTGATACGAGATTGATTGTTTCGGCAAAGATTTCTGACTTGCACATGATTTTTCAGATTTTTATCCGTATCTTTGCCCTGCCACATAAAACTTGATATATACATGAACAAAGCACAAGATACCGTGTTGAAGATATTAAGCCTCCAACGTGCGGTATCTTATGCTTTTTCAAATTTTTATGTGGCAATAATTATTTGAGCGTTGGGGGCTTTCTTTTTACTCTAAGCCCCGAAAAGAGCGCATCTGTACGATAAGTTTTCCTATGGGCGCTTCTACTCGCCCGGATAGTAATGCTAAGTCATGTCAGCCTCCTTTCTTAAGTTTTCCAATTAGAACAAAAACAAACAGCAATAGAATCGCTCCGGCATAAATCTTGTCCTTATGCAAGTCCCACCAAGACAATTCCACCACTTTCTCTTTCTCGTTTATGAGGTAATCCAACTTGCCGGATATGGAGTCAATGAAAGCGCTCAATGAGCGTATGTCCGCGGAAAACATGTCCGACATCTCGGAATGTTCCTTGTCCTCCCTGCTCGCATTCGTCTCGCTTACCTTGGTGGGGTATTGTTTTCCAGTACTATCCGGCTCTGACAGATATACCGTCCGGTTCTCCACCTTGATATTACTCATCTTGTCGTTCAGACTGCTTATCTGCCGGTTGAAGCTGGCTTGTAGCTCCTCAATCAGAGCTTTTGTCTCTTTGAAATCAGACGCATAATCAGCCTGAAACTGGGAATCCATATTCTTGGGGGCTGCGCATGATGAAAGCAATATGCTCCACAGCATAGCGGACAAGCCGACAACAAGCCAGAAAGAAAGCTTTCTGAACTCCGACAAACGCATATTATTCTTAATGAACTTTTTCATCACTTCCCATGTTATAATGTATTATTGTTCGTAATGTTGTGCATGTTAGTGGCGGTAGTCTGCTGGGAAGCACATTGCCGCTTAATCTATAATGCCAACACTTGTTTTCTATTGTTTCCTTCCCGATAGCTCACATGAACCCAATCAAAGTTCTTCTCATCAATCAATTGGTCGAAAGGGAGGTTAAGTGACTGGATCAGATTGAAAAGCCTCTTGTTTTCCATTTTCGTATTAGGTGTGCCTACTATATCCACAGCACAACCTTTCATGTGGTCACTCGTCTTGGAGCCTCCTACAGCTTTGTTCAATGCCTCACATCTATACCCGGAGGTGACAATAATAGGTTTCCCATACGCTTCCCGTAACGGGTCGAGCACATTATTCACCAACGCTTGAACATTAGGAAGCAAATCCTTTGGCAAACGGTTGTCGATACCTTTCTTGTCCGCTGTCTCACTTCTTACAAATTCTGAAACTGTAAAGAATTTCATTTATTTTCCTCCTTATCTTTAGTTATTATTTCACTCATCTCCTCCTTGTCAACATCAAGCATCTTTTTCCCGAACAGCCCCAGCGCCTTTAGCATGTTGAAGCTGTAGCCTTTCGGCGTAAGGATATTACTGATAATCGAGCAGAACTCAATGAAACAAACAAGCAGGCATGAATACACATCTATATTCCATTTGCTGCCGGAAGCGATGTTTATCATAACGACCATACAGACAAAAGCAAAGTACGTTACCATCTTACCCATTGTACGCCGTATAGCGCTGGAAAACCGCACCTCTTCTTTCATCAGCAGACTTTTCCTTATTCCGAAAGCCAAGTCACACACGACTACTGAAAACGAGACTATAAGCCAAGGTATCATGTGTTCGAGGGATTCCATTATAAATCCGCTCGCTATTACGGAGAAGCCTCCGGGGATGCTCTGGGTTATTATATTGTCTTTCACTGGAAGTAGGTTTTAAACACATTGACATGATAGATATTCACCCGTCCGTAGTTGGCGTCAAATATCTTCTTTATCTCATATCCCAGCCCATAAGACAGAGCTTTCATCTTTCGCCAGTTGATGGAACGCCAGTTCATATTATGTTCCTTCGCCCAACGCTTGATACTGTACCACTCCTTGGATTCGTCAAGCTGCTCGGTCTTCTGTTCAAGAAGAGCCTTTGTTCTTTCTTTCTCCTCTACCTCATCCGCAAGTCTTCGCAATGCTTCTGCATAAGTCTGAGGTGCGGACAATTCTTTTAGCTTCTTTTCCATTGCATTAAATGCGGAAATAAACTCTACTTTGAAATCCATGGCCTTATCTCCAGTGAATCCCATTGCTATAACGGAGAAACCATCTCTATCCATTATATACATGGGGCGTTCCTCTCCTTTATTATCTATATAACTGCTTAATACAAAGGACGAACGCAATTTTGCGTTGGTTGATTCACTGCCTTTTGTGAGTGAATTTTCAATAGCTCTCACTACATCGGCATGTCTTTTCCCGAACTTCTCAGCCACCAAAAGGCTATTGGTTAAAACTTGGCCATTCTGACCTTTAAAAACTAAATCTGTCATATTACCTGCTTTAATGTTAACTTTTAAATGCTATCAATTACCCTATTTTCAAACTAACCAAAAAATTGTCTGTCAAAAACGACAAAAGCCCCCGAGCCGGATGCAAAAAACATCAGCTCAGAGGCTTTGATATATGTCGGATATTCCAAGTGCATAGTTACGGTGCCGTACATCTTCATACGGGTACTGCAAATATACAAATATTTCTGGAAAATCATTATCTTTATAACAAAAATGATTTACGCATACATTAGGGTAAGCACAGACAAGCAGACAGTAGAAAACCAGCGGTTCGAGATAGAGAATTATTGCAGGAAAAGGCAGATAGATGTAGACCAATACATCGAGGAGACGATAAGCGGGATGAAAGATGTAGACAAGAGAAAGCTCGGGACATTACTAAAGAAGATGAAGAAGGACGATACCCTTATAGCCTCGGAAATATCCAGACTGGGCAGGCGGTTGCTGGAGGTTATGTCTATCCTTGACAATCTGATGAAGAAGAAAATCCGAGTAATAACCGTCAAGGAAGGCTTTGAACTTTGCGATAATCTACAGAGCCACGTCATAGCATTTGCTTTCTCACTGGCTTCCGAAATAGAGAGAAGCCTTATCTCACAACGCACAAAAGAAGCACTTGCAAGGAAAAAATCGCTTGGAATGAAACTCGGAAGGAAAACCGGAGGGACAAACTCCCGGCACAAGCTTGACAAACACAAAGAACTTATACGTACTATGGTCGAATACGGATACAGCAAAGCAGCCATCTGCCGGAAAGTCAAGTGCCAGTACAGCACGCTTGACAAGCATCTCGAAAGAGAAGGACTGATAGTTAGGAACTATACTCCACGTCCACGAAAGCCCAAAGACATCCCCACAGAAAAAGAAATCGTTCCCCAAAAAAGAAAGAAACGAAAGGTTATCATCAAGAAACGAATCCAAACCGACCGAGCGCCACACGTTGAATACCAAGCAGCCGCTTACCAATATCGCCACCGATTGATGGAGGCTGACACACTTCGAGAAAAAGGCATTGTTGTTGATGTAGACAAGCCTGCCATACTTGAGGAGAAAAAGGAGAAGCTCAAGTCTATTCGGCACCATCATCATTTGCTTTTCCCTCACGAAAAGGAAATATTGAAATTCTTGAGGCAAGGGAAAAGCAAGGTCTTTATCTCCCGATACTTTAATTGTAATATAAAAACACTGGATGCGCACTTGAAGAGAATGGGGGTGGAAGTGGTGTATAGGTGA